ATGTTGAATTTTATCTCGTATCCTTGCATGGCTTATCAGTTTATTGGTGGAAGTGAAGTAGGTGGTGCGGCAGGAGCCTGGATAGTCCCCTTTGAGAAAGCGGATTTGATGAAGTCAAGACCCTGTGCTATCTCCTCCTTGTTCTCCTTGAAAAACGAGAAGATGTCTACAGCGGTTGACTTCACGTTCTGCATCACGGTGGGTCTCACCGGGTCAAACATCGGCAGGTCGTCCATATCCTTGATGAGGAAATTGTATAACCTTTCCGCATCATCGACATTGCATTGGGTCGCTATCAAGCAGAACTGCTTGAGCGAGGATTTGCTAGTGATGTTCAATCCGGACATCATGTTCATCAGCCTTTCCATTTTCTTCTTCTTTTTGCGAAACATTGTAGATGGTTTTGAAAGAAGGGCGGGTGAACGAGCCAACCCGCCCTAGTTTGTTTTAGCCGTTGCATCCGCAACCAGGGCACCCACAAGGCTGAGGAGCAGAATAAATCTGCACCTTCTGCGGGTTCTCGGAGAGATTGCCCATGATGGCCTGGTTCAACAGATTCTGCTGCACGCTCTGGATAGAGCTCAGTTCAGCGGCTTGCTGTGCGGTCAACTGGCTGGCTTGTGAACCAGTCTGAGTGTCGTTGACGGTTTGCGTCAGCGTCACGTCACCAGCAATACGCTCGGCGCGTTCGGTGGCAAGAGTGCCAATCAGACGGTCGAGAGTGGCGTTGGTGTTCTGGTTGTTGGCGGCAACAAGGTTAGCCAAACCATTGAAGTTGGCATTGGCGACATCCTTGGCGGCATAAGCTGCTTCGCGGGCTTCTTTAGAGCGGGCATTGGCGAACAGCGGAGCGAAGATCCAGGCACCGACGGCGAGAGCCGTGCCGACCGAACCAAGGACAATACCAGTGGTGCTTGCACCGTTCGGGCGCTTCGACTCCATCATCGACAACTTGGTCTGCTCATAGGGGCTCATTCCTCCATCGAGGCTTTTCAGAGCCATAAGGTCATTAAGTTCAAGTGACATAATGATAAGTGTTTAAGAGGTTAGTAAATCCGTTTATTGCGTTACGTAACGGTTGCAAACCTACGTATATAGGCATTTTGATACCACGAAGTATTTTTGTGTTGTAAATCATTGTAAATCAACACAAATAAAAATATTTACGATTTTTCTTGTTTGGTTCAAGGAAAAGTCCGTACCTTTGCGGCGTGAAAATAATAGTTGATGGTGTCTTGCTCATTAACCATCAATACAACAATATAACATACATCCCTCACGGAAAACCAAGAGCAAGTGGCGAGTACGTTGAGGGATGTTGTTTTAAACGAACAGAATATGGAAGAAAAACAATTTGATTATTTCATCTTAGAGAAAGACCTTCTCAAAGAGCCTATGCTTATGGAATACAAAAGTCGCGGGTTCTCGATTGTCGGATTTACATACAACCCAGACAATCATTGCTATGTTTATCTCTTCGAGAAGAAAGAGAACAAACAATTCGACTATGAGAACGTAAATGTCGAACCAAAAGACTTTGCTCCTTCTCAATTTTCATCTCGCTTTATGTTCAAGAATGCGCTCATCAGCCTTGGCGTGAAGCCTCAAACCGCCGACGACTGGATTAAGGTCAGGAAAGCAAAAAAAGCCGCGCAGACAGAAACAGCATTCAAGACCGTAGCTTCGCAAATGAAATTGGTTATGGACGAATACGGAGTCTCTGCCGACGATGTAGTCCGTATCGCTGTCGAACGCAACTGGCAAGGTGTGATGGCAAGGTATTTTGAAAACATCGAATGGAAGGACTACGGCATCAAGGTCGGACAAACGGATTTGCCATTCGATAGAGACGGAGGGTGGCAATGATGAACGAAAAAGAAATATGGAAACTTTATGCATGGTATATATAAATACGGTTCATATAAAGGATATACTATAAAAAGACTACAGAAATGTTAACCCAGGAACAAAAACGACAACTATACCTCTGGTGGCACCTGTTTAAAAATGACGGTGACCTTGTAGAATTACGTGTCGTTGGAGACAAAGTAACATACAGTGGCTATTATAAGGACATAAACAACATTATACGAGACGTTGATGCCCATATAGACCAGAACATATACTTTACAATCAATCCGATAAACGATGCTCTGCACGGTCGCCCTCAATGCGAACAGATGCTAAAAAACCCAAAGAACACGACATCGGATGCCGAGGTTGTAGGTAGAGTTTTTGTATTCCTTGATATAGACTGCAAGAAAGTTGCTAATGTAAACTCGACAGACGAGGAGAAAGAAATTGCACACCAGAAAACACTAAAGATATATAGGTATCTTAAAGCGGAGGGGTTCAACGAACCTATTGTTGTTGACTCGGCTAACTCTTATCATTTATACATACCTTGTAAGTTGAAAAACTCTGAGGAGAACACAAACCTTATAAAGAGATTCACTCTCGCTATGGGTATGCTTTTCTCTGACGATCAGGTTGAAGTAGACTCCAAGGTTTTTAATTTGGGACGTATTGCAAAGTTGCCGTCTACCTTCTCCAGAAAGGGAAGCGCTTTGAGTGTCGACCGTCCTCAGCGTATGTGCAAAATTCTCAAATACCCAAGCGAAATAGAACCAACACCAAGAGAGTATTTCGAGAAAATAGCCAATCTTTATCCAGAAGACGAGGTCAAACCAAACAAAGAGAATCATTATTCCACAGAACGATTTGACCTTGAATCGTTCCTTAATAAACACGGGATAAACTACAAAACCGAAAGTGTCGCTGATGGAACCAAGTATGTTCTTGATCATTGCGTATTCAACGAACAACACAAAGGCAAAGATGCCGTAATATTCCAAAGAAGCAATGGTGCTTTGGCATATCATTGTATGCACAACTCCTGTTCCCACTACAAATGGCAGGATGTGCGCAAAATGTTTGAACCAGATGCATACGAAAAGAAAGACTATCGCGAGTTCCAGTACAAGCAAAGATACTACGAAAAGTATTCTATCCCACAAGAGGTTGAAATCAAGGAAGAGAGCGAGGAACTTGGTAAGAAATGGCTTACGCTTCGCGATATCAAGATGGTCAAGGACAGCGAGCGGTTCTCTATCAAGACTGGTATATACGCGCTTGACAAATCCATAGGAGGTTTATTCGAAAGCGAGACAACCTTGCTTTCTGGCATCAACGCCTCTGGCAAGACCGCAATCCTCAACCAGATTATTCTCAACGCCGCGCAACGGAACATTCCAAGCGGTCTCTGGAGTGGAGAGTTGCCGGCGAACCGCATCAAGTCATGGATTTGCCAAACCGCAGCAGGGAAGCAGAACGTGACAAAAATCGAAGGCAGGGATAACGCATACGAGGTCAATGATGACGTGATAGAAAAGATTGAAAGTTGGATTGACGAGCGTGTTGTTATCTACAACAATAACTACGGCAGCAATAGCAAGCAGATTCTTGCCGATTTAGAAGAGGCTATCAAAAAATATGGTCTAAAACTCGTGTTGCTTGACAACCTTATGGCTTTGTCACTTGACAATCTTGTCGGCACAATGAACGAGAAGCAGAAAGACCTGATGTTGGAACTTGACAAATTGGCGAAGAAGTACAAGATTCATATTCTGATCATAGCCCACCCTAGAAAGGAAGCGAACTTCCAACTACTTCGCAAAGAGAGTATCAGCGGAACATCCGACCTTACAAACATCGTCTGGAACGTGCTGCTTATCCACCGTGTAGGAGACGATTTTGAGAAACGGGCAACGGAGTTTTGGGGGAAGGAACGTACAAACAAACTTATACTTGAAGACTACAGCAATATCATCGAAGTAGCGAAGAACCGCGACTATGGCGTTGTAGACTTTGTGATAGGATTGTACTACGAGCCTGAAACAAAGCGCTTCAAGAACTCAAAAGCAGAACAAATGCATTACGACTGGGAAGAGCGGTATGAAGAATATACCGTTCCACAAGAAGAAACGCCAATGACATTCATCGCTCCAAATCCCAACTTTGATATGCCGCAAGAATCAACACAAGATGACGATGTATATTGGGGACAATTCCAAAACGACACTGACACCCCTTTTTGACAACAACTAAAACTATTCTGATATGAGTGTTGAATCAATCATAAACCAAAGCATTTACTTTGATAGGAAAAAACATCTAAGAAACTTCCATCATCGCAAAAGCGTAAGAACGACAATAAGAAGCCGCAGGTACGGATTGAAGATGGAGGTAGCACCAGACAACACTGAAACTTTAAAAACATTATTCGGATATTAAAAACTTGAACTTTTTTGTTCCACTTTAGAAAATTATTTGTACTTTTGCAGCCGTTATGGAGAAAGAAAAAATAATCGAGAATGCAGTTTGCGAATTCTACAAGGTAGATCCAAACGAAGTGTACACCTCACACAAGAGCCGCTATCCAATAGACGCGGCAAAGCGTGTGCTGATGTACTTGTTATACGCAGAAGGCGTTAAGGTTTACGACATAGCCAACGCCTTTGAAATATCCGAGCGCCTGGCTTACAGAAACGTAGCGGAAGTTCAAGTGGCTTTGAAATCCGACACTAAAATGAAAGAAGACATTACAACAATAAACAAGTTGTTAAACAAATGAAGAAAAGAGAGTTTCTAAACGAGCAACAAATTGAGGACAGATACCGTGAGGTGTTTGGCGTTGATATTGTTGTTATAGGAAAAGAACTTGTAGTAGAACCAAATGGGCACAAGAGAACTTTCGTGAAATTTATTTGCCCAGTACACGGAGAGACATCCCAACGCTTGGATAGGATGTTTAAGGTTGGTTGTTCCCTTTGCAAAATTGACAAGAACACTAGAGAAAACGGAAAACTTGTATATGGTGTTGGGTTCTGTGACATCGCCGCAAAAGGAAACGAGAAACATGATTGTTATGTGGATTGGAACTCTATGCTGCAAAGATGTTATGACCCTCTGTTTCACAAAAGGACTCCTTCTTATAAAGGTTGTACGGTGTGTGAAGAATGGAAAACCTTCTCAAACTTTTATGAATGGTGGAAGCGTAATCACAAGGATGGATTTTCGTTAGACAAGGACATTATTCGTAAAGGAAATAAGGTTTATTCTCCAGAGACGTGTGCTTACATTTCTCACGAACTGAACAATCTGATGAGTAAAAGGGGAAAATATAGAGGCAACCTCCCCATAGGTGTTCAATACGATAAAAGGAAAAACAAATATCTTGCTACTATGTCCTATCACGGGAGACCGAAATTTATAGGATATTTTGACAATCCAACCGATGCTTTTTACGCTTATAAAGAAGAGAGAGAAGAATATATCAAAGAAATGGCAAATAAATACAAAGGCATTGTTGACGATAGAATATACAATGCTCTTATGAATTATAATGTAGAAATAACCGATTAAAATTAAATCACTATGTCAGAAAACAAACCAATTGCTAAAAAAGATGTCGGGACTATGGTTCTCGAAAGAGTGAATCAACTTTGTGATGCTGGATTTGTATTACCCAAGGGCTACTCCGCTGTAAATGCAGTAAAAGCCAGTATGCTTGTGTTACAAGAAACCGTTGACAAGAACAAGAGACCCGCACTTGAAGTCTGTACGACAGTGTCAATACAGAAATCATTGTTTAAGATGGTTATATACGGGATGGATGTCAGCCTTAATCAAGGGTATTTTATTGTAAGAGGAGACAAACTATGTTTCCAACCATCTTACTTCGGTAAAATCCTCCAGGTTAAAAGGCTTTACCCGGATTGGTCTCCGGTTGCGCACACCATTCGCGAAGGCGACGTGTTCGAGTACTCTATCAACCCAGAGAACGGCAAGATGAAGTTGGTCAAGCACGAGCAGAAACTCGAAAACTTGGACAAGGAATTTGTAGGTGCATACATGTATCTGCCTTGTGCTGACGGAGAGCCAGAGTTGTATGTGATGACTCGCAAGCAGATTATGAAGGCTTGGAGCAAATCGAGCTCCCAATCATTACAGACTCACAAGGACTTTGATGAGAAGATGATTCTGAAAACCATCTACAATTCAGGCTGCAATAAGGTCATCAACGCCACGCCAGACCCGAATATGATTGCGCCTGACGACGACATCCCTTCACAAGAGGACGGTGGAAGCAACGAGAACTCATTCACCGATTTCGAGGAGGTTGGTACTGAGCAGCAGCACAACGCCGGTGAACCGGCTCAGATTGAGCAACCACAGGAAGAGGCGGCTCCTGAAGAAGCAACCGCCGAACCTGAAGGAAACGACAACGACGAATTTTAATCTAACCCTTAATATCTAACACTATGACAACAGTTACAACAATTGCGACAATGTTTGCCACGTTTGTGGCATTCGTCGGTGGCTCGATTGTTATCATCGAGGCAATCAACAAGTTGTTCAAAATTCAGAACAGCACAACAAAACTCATCCTTTCGTGGGTATTGAGCATTGCTCTTGCCTGCGTCGGCTTCGGCTTCCAACTCGGATTCTTCGCAGAGATTGGAGACGTAAACCAGTGGCAAGGATGGACTAAAGCCGCCTTGGTCGGTCTCGGTTGCGGACTGTGCGCAAACAAGATGTACGACCGCGAGGAGATTTGGAGACTCCTCGAACAGATTTTCTCAATCTTCAAGAAGAAGAACAAGTAAATCACGGATTGGTGTGATAGTTTAGGGCCGGCATTGGAAAAGAACATCTGGCAGACAAGCGAGAAGGGCGTGGGTTCGAATCCCACCACACCACCTAAACTTTTAAAAACGTAATACTATGGCAAAACAGAAACTTACAAAGGAACAGAAACAATGGCGTGCCCAAGATGATGCATACTGCCTCGCACAAGCAAAAGTAATCCAAGAGGACGCTGAACGCCTTAAAGCAGCACAGCTGGTCGCGCAGGAACGCGCCAACAACCTCAAACAAGAGGCTAAGGCAATGGAGAAAGTCGCCAAATCGAAGAAGTGAATGACCGAAATACGTATTATCGGTTCTGGCTCATCCGGGAACGGGCTTATCCTCAAATCAAGTTACCAAACTCTTATCTTGGAACTTGGCTGCAGGTTCTATGACTATATTGACCAACTTTCATCCGATGAACTCTTTTCGATAGCAGGATGTGTGTTTACGCACTCGCACGGTGATCATATCAACCCTTCAACAGCAAAAGAGTTTCTAAGAAGGGGTTTCGACATATACTGCCATGAAGAGGTGATTGAGGATTTGAAAGAAAAAGGCTTCCTTCCGTTTTTTAAGCCCATCAAGAGCAATTATGCAAACAAGATAGGGGATTTTACCATCCAAACCTTCAAAGCGCCACACAATGTCCCAAATTACGGTTTTCTCATAACCACTCCAATAAATGAAAGAATACTATTCCTTACCGATACTACCGGGGTTAGCCTCCGTTTCAAGAATATCAACGCAATCCTGGTCGAATGTAACCACGACGAAGACACGCTTCTTGACAATATCGACAGGCACGACGTGTCGATGGCTCACCCGGAATACCACCTTGGACTGAAAGACTGCTGTGAGTTCTGCAAACAGAATATATCGGTCAGCACCAAACAAGTTGTACTTATACACCTGTCAAGCACGAACATAAACGAGAAACACGCCGTGGAAACGGTGAAAGAATACTGTAATTTCCAGAACGTTGCTGTGGCACACAAAGGAGATGTGTTCAAAATTGAAAACGACGACTTCTAAAACACAAACTATGAACAACGACAAACTTATCAAGCGATTCACCGACTGGTACAAGAAACATATTACCATCGTCAAGTCACGCGACGAGGAGGACTTCTTCACATACGCCCTGTTCTATGACGGTCTGCTCTTCGCCATCGGCGAAAAATGGGGCGAAACAGAAGGCGACATCGCAAGCATATCCTTCGGCGGCTACGACAAGATAGCAGAGACATTGCAGATGTTCAAGGAAATGCCAACAGAGGACATCAACAAGAAACTCCCGGAATACCAGTACGCCGTTCTTGCCGACAGGATAAAGGACTGCCATATCATCAGCGACGCCCTCTACAACAATATGTGCAAGAAGGCAGAGGAGATGAATCCGAACAAACTCATCGACTGGTACTACTACAAAATCGACAATCCGCATCCATACGACATTGAGAAGGAAATAACACGTTGGGTGTCAATGCACTTTATAAAAGGAACAAACTCGCTGTTGAACAAGGAAATGCTCGAATGGGGCGAACATATCGCGAAAGACTTCCTTAAACTCGGAAAACAAAACATCCTATGAACAACGACCTCCTGAAATATATCGTCAATAAACTCGACGAAATGCAGACTGAGAAGGCTAAACGGCTGAAGAATGTTGAGCCGAACATGATAACAAAATCCGAATTTTTTTCGGCTGTTGACAAGGACATTAGGGCTATTATGAACGAACTCTTTCACGAAAAGCGTATTAAAGTCCATAAAACAATTCATGCTGACATCCATGACTATATAGAACTTGTAAAAAACGCAGAATATGAACTGGTAAAAGAAGAATAAAATGGAACCTGACGATATTGTAAGAAAGATATTTGATGAAGCAGAAGAGACAATTGATGTCATACAAAGAGCACTTGCTTCAAAAATAGAATATCTTATGCTTGCTGACATCATATACATAGAAAACAGGGAAACAACTAAATTAGATGAAAAACTGAGATATGACTTGGAAAAACCAAAATAAGAAAAATAAATATGGGAACGAACCTGTTACGGTAAATGGAATGACATTTGATGGAAAAAACGAATACAGGCGCTGGTGTTTTCTTAAACTTATGGAAAAAGCTGGAGAGATTTCCAATTTAAGACACCATGTTAACATCGAAATTATCCCGCAAATCACAAAACAAGAAGTCAAACACCTAAAGACAAAGGACAAGGTTGTTACAAGGGTCGTGCAACCGGCTCATTATTACGAAGCTGACTTTGTCTACACAGTCAACAAAACAGGAGAAGAAGTCGTAGAGGATTTCAAGGGGCACGAGACCGACCTCTTCAAGTTCAAGGCGGCGCTCTTCTTCTATCTATACAAAAAGCATATTCGCATAGTTAAACAAATAAACGAAGATATCTATTAACACATTTAAAATCATTAAGTTATGGCTAATTACAACTTCAGATTAGACCTCTCCAAGTTGAGCGGTTTCGGAAAGATTACTCTCACTGGCAAAAGCGGCAAACCAAAGCGCTGTCTTGTTATTCCTATCGAAGAAAACCAGATTTTCGAAGGCGAGAAAGGTTGTTACCTTGACATTGCCTGCTTTGAGACACCAGGCAACGAGTATGGCACCCACAGGTGTGTTCGCTCAAAGTCAAAAGCAGAGCAAGAGCAAGAGAAACAGACTGGCGAACGTATCACCACTCCAATTCTTGGCAATCTCAAGGAATTCGGAGGACAAAAGCAGGAAGAGGAGGAATACACCTACCAGAAGCCGGCAGCAAAATCTGGTAAGGCACAACCGACGAACGAGAACTTCAATAACGAAGACGTTGACGATCTTCCGTTCTAGAATCTTCTGAATATCAATACTTTGTAATTATGGCACACTATCTTGGTAAGATATGCTTGAATGTTCTTATCGGCGTGCAGATGGCTGACATAGACCTTTATGGTCGCCAGGTGAAAGCCGTGGTTATACCTCTGGAGGACAACGACATTAAACTATATAATGACGAAATCCAACTGTGGTTCCGTGCTTTCGCCTACCGGGAGAGAAAAGGCAAGTTTTCCCATTTCCTTATGAAGTACATCCCATACAAGGACATCAAGCGAATGTCTGCCAACCAGATTGAGGCTTTCGCCAACCGCTCCATCGGCGCAATGATGAAAAGTTCAACAGGAGACGCGGACGAATAAAATAATTTGTATCTTTGCCACGATTTAACCAATTAAATTAGAATACAATGGACAAAAAAGAACAAGAACTTATAGCGGACGTGCTGAACACCGCACATCTTGCAGAACTGCCGAAGCCCGCTGACGACAAATCCGTGTGGCTCGCCGGCGTAGCAAAAATCAGACTCGCGAACAACAGCATCGCTTACGGCATTGTCAAGCGTTACGTTCTTGACGAGCAACCGACTGTGACCTATATCAACGGCGACACCTATGCAATCGTCGAAATCGTCGAGGTCTATCCCTACACCAAACTCCAAAAGGAGTATATCAAGAAGTTCACGGCAAAAGAGAAAGAGCCG